GAACAAACGAATTAATGAACTATTTGAACAGGCTTTAGAAGAATTCAATGCAGAAAACAAATATGCCACTATCATTGTTCCGAATCCTCTTAAAGAAAAGTTCGCCGAGTTAATTGTGCAGGAATGTATGCAGGTTGTTGCCAATCAGTTGCCAAGCAATCAGTATCTTGATGTGGCACACGCAGTAATTGAACATTTCGGAGTTGAAGAATGAACGAACGAATAATGATTAGTGCTGTAACTCAAACACCTGCTGCTCCTAGCCAAATCGCCATAGAGCATTTTGAATCTGAATTTACTTTTGAAACCGACTGTTGGGATGTCAATGACGCAATGAACAAAGGCCCTGACTTTGTTTTATTAGATGTTCGCAGTCACGATTTATATGCAAAAGGTCACATTCGTGGAGCCATTAGCATGCCACACGGGAAAATTGTTGGATCTCTGTTGTCAAGATGGTCTCAAGACACGCTGTTTGTCACATATTGTGCTGGTCCGCATTGCAATGGAGCATCCAAGGCTGCGTTACGATTAGCAAAGTTAGGCAGACCTGTTAAAATTATGACAGGTGGTATTACAGGTTGGCTTGATGAAGGTTTTGTTTTAGATATCGGAGTTGAAGAATGAACGAACGAATTCAAAAACTTGTTGAACAGGCTACCACTGTTATTGAAGCAACCGAATTCAGTGGTGAAGGTTGGATCTTTAACAAAGAAAAGTTCGCCGAGTTGATTGTATGGGAATGTATGAAAATCTGTGAAGATGTTATGAAAAAAGATAATTCTGCACTTGCCTGTTGGAGTGAAATCAAAAGAACATTTCGGAGTTGAAGAATGACCAATGAAATCACAACAGAAATGCTGGACCACAAGATTGCATGGTGTGAGCAAAAGCTAGCGGACGCCAAGGCAGCGGCCATACACCGTATGCAGGATTTCTACTTTGAAAAGACCCGGGCCAGTGTAACTGAAGACTGGCCTGAAAGTTTTACATTGCAGGAACTTGCTGAAATGTTGGGTGAGGAACAGATACGATATAGAATTTACTACAGTCAAGATAATCTCACATTACGACTGTTTGTGTTCCGTCCTCAATGTACCCGGGACGAACAAAAAATTATGTTGGACTTGGGATTTGTACATGCACAAGACGGCGACACTGAAAATATTCCCGACAAACCAGTAGAAAAAGTTGAAGGTGTTGAAGAATGAATACAGAATTAATTAATGAATTGAAGGCAAAATGTATCGTGCGTGAACAACGTGGTACTACTGCTTTCAATAGTTATATGGTTGATCGGTTTGATACTGAAAAGTTTGCAGAACTGATTGTGAGGGAGTGCGACCGTTATGCATGTAGTGCATGGGAACATGGTCCGTTGTTAGGTAGAGATTTGTTAATCCATTTTGGAATTGAGGAGATGAAAGATGAGTAAATTAATTATTGGTTTTATTCTTGGCATTGTTGTTGCAACAGTAGGCTTTAGTGGTATCGCCCGTATGCTTGATAAGAGTGTGGACAAGGTTAAAGAAATAACTATTGAACAAGCCAAGTGAAGTTTAAACGTAAACAAGCAAAAGAGAGGTTGAGTATGGGACTGGACATGTACGCATATGTTGCTGGCAAGGCTAATGATGTTTACGATAATCATCAGGAAATTGCTTACTGGCGTAAGCATCCCAATTTACACGGTTGGATGGAAAAACTAGCCGAGAAGAAAGGGGTTATTTACAATAGATTCAATGGTGTTGAAATTGAATTGACTTGGGACGATATTGATATGCTTGAGAAGGATATCAAATCAGGGGTAGTAGCTAGACTTGATACAACAGGATTCTTTTTTGGTGATCCAAGTGATGACTATTACTATGACACTGACCTAAAATTTTGTATTGATGCTAAGGCAGAATGTTTTCTTGGTCGCAAAGTGTTTTATAACAGTAGCTGGTAATGTATATTACAAACAAATATGATTCGGTTAGGTTGCCATACAGTGAGGACTTATTAGAATGGCTATTGGCAACTTATCCTAAATCAGGATATAGAGTGATAGAATGAACTTAACAAAATACAGTAAAAACAAAATACTGGAAACATTTGCACGTTGGGAAGTTCCCAAAGAATTTGTTGACCCTTTCTATAACTATCTAGTCTGGGGATTTAGGCCGGGTAGTTGTTTTGAGGCAATCCTGTGCAACGACTTTGCCAAGGCAATCTCACGTAGTCATCCTAATAATACCATCGAAGCGTACAAAGCCTTGGTAGGTTGGATTGACAGCACAGTACCGAAAGTAGCACGTGGCAGTCATAAACAGATTTTGATTTGGTCCAGCACCGATGAAGAACAACGTAGAAGTATTTTGGAAGAACATCGTTTGATCTACACCAGCAAGGAAGAAGTTATATTGATTCTAAAAGATGAACATTCAGTTGAACCACACTTATATTAAGGCAACATAATCAATAGCTAAATATGCTACGAGGTGTAGCGTGTTCCCCCAAATGTTTAAAAATATAATTATAACTATCTTATCAATATTGGCAATATTCTTTTGGTTGGGAAATGAAACAGAATATGATGAATATGATGACCTTGATGATGTTACCATTGAATATAAGTGTAGTATACTTATGGAATATCAACATGTTCCACCCGAAGTTCTTGAGGAATGTAGGAAACGAAAAAATGCAACCGAAGAGGTTGACGATAAAACGTCAGTGTGATATAATATAGTATATTAACTTAAGGAACTTTCATGTCAGCATCATGGATTCGTAAACTAAATGAATCAGACAGCCGTCTTCACAAAGAAGATGTTATCAAACAGGCATTAGAAGCAAGTGTCCTCGGTAGCACAAATGCTATCAATTTTTTGACATTAACAAAAGTAACATATAATCCCTATGTAACTTTTGGTGTGCGTAAAGTATCCGATACAGCTGGCATTGTTGATGCAGAGAATCCCTGGGAAGACTTCAATCAGCTACTCTGTGAGTTGGGTCAACGAGGATTGACAGGTAATGCCGCACTAGATGCTATCAGTGAAATGAGTGAACGATTTGATACTGAAGAATGGAACACATTCTGTGCTCCTGTTATTCGCAGAGATTTACGTGCAGGTATTAGTGACAAGACAATCAATAAAATTTGCAAGAAAACAGATTACGAGATTCCAATCTTTGGTTGTCAACTTGCAACCAACTGTGAAGGTCGTCCCGAGATGAAGGGCACCAAACGGTTAGAACCTAAACTTGATGGTGTTCGTGTATTATTGATGGTTATCCCGGGTGCAAGCGAGGGCATGACTACCGTTTGTTACAGCCGTAACGGTAAGGTATTTGATAACTTTGGTCACATTGAAGAACAGATTAGCAACAACTTTGTTAAGATTGTTCGTGCATGTAAAGCTACCGATCAAGGTCGTAGTTTGATTGATGGTTTTGTACTTGACGGTGAAGTGATTGGTAATACATTCCAAGAACTTATGCGACAAGCACGCCGTAAATCTGATGTACAAGCAGATGATAGTGTGTTCAATATATTTGACATTATTCCATTAAGTGATTTCCGTGAAGGACATTGGAATGCTCAACTACACAAACGTATTGCATTACTTGATGCTATGCGACCTGTTGTTGATACAATGCCTAACGTTGAACTCTTACCGCACATCATGGTTGATTTAGACACAGCCGCAGGTAAGGATCAGCTTGAACGTTATGCTAAAGACAATGTGAACGCAGGGTTTGAAGGCATTATGATTAAAGAATTAGAAGCTCCATATGTGTGCAAGCGTAGTACTGATTGGATGAAATGGAAGCCAACAATAACTGTAGACTTGGAGGTCGTAGGTGTTGAAGAAGGTACTGGTAGAAATTTGGGAAGACTTGGAGCATTGGTTTGTCATGGAACTGATGACGGGAAAGAAATTACAGTCAATGTGGGTAGTGGCTTTAGTGATGTTGATAGAGATGACTATTGGACTAACCGTAATTTGGTCATTGGTCGCACTTGTGAGGTCTTGTGTGATGTGATTACACAGAACCAAGATGGAACATATAGTTTGCGTTTCCCCAGATTTGTTCGTTTCCGTGACGATAAATGATAGAATAACTCAATAGGAGAATAATATGGTAACAGTTGTAAAACACGAATGGCATCAACACGACAGACAATATGCTATTGAAATTGATGAAGCACTATTAAGTGAGATTTATCCTGATTTAGATGAGGATGAGATTAAACAAAAACTTGCAGAACTTGAGTCTGGCGAGATTGACTATGAAGAAGTACTTGATGATGCCAACGAAAATGATGTAGAGATTGAATGGGAATTTCAATACGATGACTGCTGGACTGACCGAAAGGGCGGTTATGATGTTACTTACGAATTAGGTGATGAGTCTAGTTGGACTGAACCAGAGAAAGAACCTGAACCAACGCACAAATGCACTAAATGTAAATGGAAGGGTCAAAGTTATGACGCTGATTGGGTGTGGCCAGAAAATGACGAGGACGGAAAAATAGGGGCTAAAAAAGTTTGCCCTTACTGTGAAAGTGATACTGAATTAACAGAACACGGAATACAAGAAAAAAAAGAAAGTGATGAACGTGACGCACGTTGGGCTAAAGAAGCTACCGAAGAAGAGGAAGAAGAATATGTAGATACTGCTGAGTTAGAAGCAGGATTAGAAGAACTTAAAATAGAATTTGAGAAACTAATTGT